CTCGAAGTGGGTGAAAGCCTGGGGTGCAGTGACAGTGCGGGGATGAATGTTCGGCGGCAATCGGATGAACGCAATGGATCCCGCATGAAAACCAGTTCCAGCTATCTTGAATTGGAAATCCTGTCCTCCACTCCAGGCGTTGTAAATGGCTGTCAAGTATGAGGCGACTGGGTTGGCGAACCGTGGATGGATTGGCGAGTACCAAAGCAAAACTCCCGGAACTTGTGTTACGGACCATGTAAACGTCGTCAGATGCAAATAGTGATCGTATATATACTGATCCGGCCTGTTCGCTTGACCTGAGTGTTCTGTTAAAGTTCGCTTGGTGCTCTCTTCTCCTGCTCTCAAGGTCGAAACTGGAGCTGTACGCGTCAAATCTGGGTCCACAGTTGTTCCATCTCCGCTGGGCACTGCTGGGGCTGACATGATGCATGTAGAATGAAATGATCGCAATGTAAGTAAATGTACAAATACAACATATATTAACGGAACAAAGACTCTGTCAGTAGTTTCTAACAGTAGAGGATGACGTAAACGTCTCCCCACGTGTGGATTGGTTTGTCAAACCGAATCCCCCATTGTCGCGCCTTTGCGAAAATGTGTTGACGTATTTGCGAGAAGCGCTCTCTTCCATGCAGGAAGGCCTCGCGTAGTATGTTGTTGACGACGTCGGTGATGAGAGCTCCATCCCAACTAACTGCCTCTGGGTCGTCGTAGTACAGGTGTGGGCGACCTGTGGTAAAGTCCAACATTCGCTGCAACGAGTTGATGTCAAGCGACCCCCGGTAAAAACGCACACCTGGCTCTTTATAGAAAGAGCGTTTCAGGAAGGTGAGGTCCACCAAGGGTTGCAATCTCTTCACAACTCCCGACTTATCTGCAGGCGTAACGTCCAAACCGAGCTTTGCACACTGGGCAATGTAACTTTCAAAGTGAAAACGTTCTAAGACGACAAAGTCAACTGTCATCATGTTGTCGTCACCATAAAAAGAACATGCCACGGATTTAAGAAAATCCGAAAACGTTGATCGCTCTCCTTCAATCATCAACCACGCCATGTAGGTGTAGATCCAATTCGCCAGCGAATTGTCCAACGCCGTCTGTGGCTGTCCAGTCATCTGTCCACCAGGCACTTGCAAAATCAAACCACGGTACAAAACAAACGCACCATCCATGCATTTGTACAGAGACGTGCGGATCGTGTTGTCTACTTCCTCGAAGTGTGGGTCACAGTCACGATAGACATTATTCATGATGTCAGCGCAAGCTAACAGCACTTGTCTATGTAACCTAGCATCCCAGGCTTTGAAATCCGCTGCAAACCCGCGCTCTCCAATGCGGGCGTGCCAAGCATGCAACAATTCCCAATCGTTGCCAGTGGGGTCAATTCCTATCTTGATTGGCAAGAAAGGATGAAGACCAGTCATTACTGCTGAAAATGCATGACAATACTGTCGATGTACTATCGTGTAGCAGATTGGACTGGACAAAATTGACCTTGTGTTCGTGTCCACAATCTTACTTGGTTTCAGAGGTTCGTCTTTATTTGCTGCAGAAAAGACAACTGCTGAGCGCTCTCCACGTCTAGCTGTACTCACTAACTGATCACACGCGTGTCGCAACTCCTCACCAAGAGGTGTTTTGGCAATGTGAAAGATGTCTCCATCAAACTGGAACAAAACATCTTTTTTTTGCACACCCTTCGAAGTCCACGGAAAGCCGGCTGAAGTCTGTCTATAAATGGGATTACTTGCTGGATACTGCGTAGTCCGATTAATTGCTTCAGTCTTGGTTAGGATTTTCAGCTGCACATTGTGTTGATGAAACACATCTGATATGTGCCCAGAAATATCCAAAACCGCACGCTGCAACAACTTTTCATCAATCTGGCGTGGTGCAATATCATACTTCAAGATACCATTCACAATCGGCGCATATGGCAATGAATTGCGCGGATCCTTCTCAGAAAGCACAGCAGGTTCGAAATGAACTCCTATGTCAAGGCCACGAAAGGGTGAAGGCCACCAATGTGTCTTAGGAGGACAACCCTGCTGAAAACCATCTGCTGTTCGACCAGCAATCACGATGTGTCTACCAGGAATCTCCAACGGTTCATCGTACAATTCCACGTTCTGATGTCTCAGCACAACAATGTCACTCTTAGTAGCTTGTCCAAACATTGGCACGTCCTCTTGATAAACATACGTGCACATGCCAATGTTACTACTAGCAGCACAATGGAAACCAATAAACTTCTGAGGATATGCGGAATTCACTAAAATAACTGGTGAACCACAATCTCCGTTCTTTGTTTCAATTGGTGAAATGCTAAAACCATCACTGTGTCCAATGTATGTGAGTCCGTG